CGAACTCCACCGCGTCTACAAGCCGGCCGTAGGCCCTACAGAGGCTGGGGAGGGCGTTTCGGAGGGTGCCTTAGGGGAAAGCACCTCCGACGCCCTGGGAAGCACCAGCGACGCCCTAATAGCCGAGCTTCGGGCAGTCATTGCCGACCTGCGGCAAGAGCGTGACCGCCTGCTGACCATTGCCGAGCGTCAATCGCTACCCGCACCACAACCGGAGACTAAGCCCATGTCCTGGTGGCGCTGGCTGCGATCGACCGGGTAGCGACGAGCGGCGAAGCGATGAGCGCCCGGTCCCGACCGCTGCTTGCGGGCGGGCAAGGGCGCTCAGAGCAAGCCGGGAGGAGCGGGCGATTGAACCTTATGTCCGGCGGCCGCGTGACGCGCCTTGGCCGCGCAACTGCGCGAGCAATAGGTTCGCGCATTGGCGCCGGCCTTGTACTCGTGCAGCCCGCCACACGAGGGGCAGGTGATGGTGCGACCAGCGGCGAAATGATCGGATTTCGCCTGCCGCCGGATCGCCTTCATTACTTCGCGCTCGGCTTCGCTCATCTCTCGCAGCTCGCTATATCTCCGATCGTTGGTGGCACCCTGCGAGCACAGCCGGCTGCAGTATAGTCGCCGCCCTTCAGGCATTGGTCGCCCGCATCGCTCGCAGTAATAGCGTTCGGCGGGTGCGAAGCCGGGCACCGCTGAGTATTCGCGCTGTCCCTCGGCCCAGTTAGGCCGCCGCGCGCCGATGTGTGCGAGCGCCCGCTTCACAATGGTCTCGGCCACGACATCGGCCAGCGGCCATGAATAATGCTCCTGCAGGATCAAGCCGCAGCGCAACGCCGCCCGGCAGTAGCCCTCGAAGCGAAATTTTGTCGGCTCGCCGGGAAACAGGATTGCGGCGACGTATGGGACCATCCGCGCGACGATGTGCTGCTGACGTTTGATCTCCGCGCGTCGGCGCTTGCGATCGAGCGACAACGGGTGATCGACCGTTGCGCCTCGCCAAATCCATTTGTCAACGCGCTTTCCGTTGGCGGGACCATGCACGATCGGTCCTTTGCATTTTGCATTAGGCAGCAGCTTGCTTCGGTTTCGTAGCCTGCTTCGGTTTGCCGGTTTGCTCGCTTTGCATGTTCATCGGACTCAGGAATTCATCGCCGCCCGGATCAGTGCGCGGATTTAGCTTTTCCCAAGCGCGGATTTCATTTGCGGAAGCGCCGCCGATCTCGCGCATGATGCGGTAGCTTTGCCAACGCACGAGCAGATCGCCACGGGTGAGCTCGTCCATGTCAAACTCAACCTCAATCGTGCGCCTGCTTTCTTCACTCAGTAATGAACGCTCGATCGCGCGCTCTATTTTTGTGCACCACGGCCGGATGCAATGGACCGCAAACATCCGATTGAGTTCGACCGCGTTTGCATAATTGGCATGGCTTAGATCGGAGAGCAGCGGCAACGGAACACGAAAAATCCGGCTGATTTGCTCGACGCCAAACCGACGACTAGCGAGCAGCTCGGTCGCTTCCGGCGAAACCGAAATCGGAGTCCATTTCATATTTTCTTCGAGAACCGCGATCTCACCGGCCCGCTCCGCGCCTTGATAAGCGCGCTTGAAATCCGCAGCCAGCCGTTGGGCGCCCTCTAGCCCGATGGTCTCGGGATGGCTCAAGACCCCGGACAGCGTTGCGCCATTTCGGAACGTGCTCGAGGCATGGGTCTCAACCGCAACGGCCGTGCCAAAGGCTTCGCGCGCACGCGACAAGCGCGATCTGCCAACCACGCCGTCGTCTGATCGATCTTTGAAATGCAGGACCTCATCGGCGAGCAATCGCCGGGTTCCCCCGCCTTCCCAGCTTGTCACGTCGTACACGACACGATGCGAGCGTGTGACGCGCAATACTGAAACGCTGGCTGGATGCAATGGCCACAACGCGACCGGTGCGCCGCGACCGTCGCGGATAATCTCGGCGTAGCTGTTGCCGTACAAGAGACATGCGGCCATCATTTGTTCCAGAAATTCGGGAGCTGTTTGCAAACTATTCGGTTCGCGATTGAACAGCCGCGAGATTGGATGATCGGGCGCGCTAAATCTCGCATCGCCGTCGCGGCGATAGGTTCGAAGCGGCAATGATCCTATGGTTTCCGAAATGCATTGCACGGCCGAATACGTAGCGCTCAAATTTTCCGCCAAGTGCGGAGCGATCGGCACGCCGGCCTCCATGCCAACGCCAATCCGCATCAGGTCCCAACTCGTCGGGCTGCTGCGCCGTTCTGGCGCACGACTGCGCCGTTCTGGCGCACGACCAGCGGCGGCGGCGGGGCTGAGCTCGACGCCAGGCCCTGACCGGATTCCTAAAAGGCGTGAAATGACGCCCATCAGACCGTCTCCAAGAATTTGCGGGCGACGGCGACACGTATCTGAATCGGACAATTGTCCGGTTCACTAGGCCGCGCCCGTGCTACCACGAGCGTGTCGGGGTATGCCGGCCAACTCTGCACGATCGAAACCTCGTGTAGGTCGACGGATTCGAGCGTGCGGCGCTCGCCGTCCCAACTCTCGCGTTTGACCGTGAAGGCGAAGCTCGCGCCACCCAAGTCACCACGTTCAGCGAGTGCCAGCACATCGCGACCCGCGCCGGTGTCTGGCACATCAAGATCGAAATGCAGTCCGCGCGTATCCTCGGACAGGCGCAAGGTTTTGGATTTGGTACGTGCAAGCACGCGGGCGGGATCGTGATCAACGAGCGCCAGAATGTCGTCACGCTCGGCAAGACTGGCGGCGAAGGCGCCTGGTGCAATCGTCTCCACGAAGTCGGTGATCCTGGCCTCTGCGCCGAACGTCGCGGCATAGCCCTCCAGGCGTCTCCCCTTGGCGCGGAGCTCGCCGACGATGGCGCGGCGCTCGATGTTGGTGGTCCACCTTGGACCATCTTCCGGTCCATGAGGGACCGCATCGCTCACGACGCCGCGAGACACCTCGATCAGCTTGCGCGACAGCGCGACGATCTGGCCCGCGCGCGCGCGCGCCTGCTCGACCGTCTCGCCATATGGCGCGTGGCGCAATGCTCGGATCGCTTCCCGAGCGCGTACAATTTCGTCATCGAGGGCGCCGACCGTCATGGCATCACCAGTCGGAATTGATCGAGCGCCACGTTGGCGCCGGCTTTGATCTGCGTATCGGGCTTGAGCTTGATGACGGCGTCCGAAGTTTCGGCGGGGCCGACATCGCACACGAAGGCTTCGCTGCCGTCTGCCGCGAGGACGCGCGCGGACTTTGCTTCTCCGCTCGCGACGGCAACCCCGGAGGCAACTTGAAATATGAGCTCGCCGTCGACGGCGGCCCCCGGATCGGAGAGTCCCAACGTTACGAGCAGAATGTTGTCGGACGACAGCAGCTCGAGCGTGCCGTCACCGATGTACTCGCTGACGGCAGTGAGCATCGCGTCGTTTAAGCCTGCGGAAACATCGAGAATCACATGATCCTCACTGCAAACTTGTCGCGTGGGCCTCAAGCATTTGCTTCGCGGTTTCAAGTCGCCGCCCTCGGGTGGCCACCAACACTCGCCGGTATTCCTCAATCACGAAGCGGACCGCCGGCGGGCTGAAACCTTCTGCGAGAGCCTCCGCCTCAACGTGCTGGAGCACAGCACTCTCGATCGCATCCGAAGCCCGCGCCACCAGCGCGAGCGCCTCCTCGAGCGTCAGCATCAGACCGACATGGTCGCGACAGCAAAACTCTCGCCATGCCGAACCGCGACATCGACATCGCGCATGACCCGCATCAGCACGCGGCCGCGCATGTATGCGGTTGTCTCAAACGGGTTCACGAGAATGTCGACGCCCGACCAATAGCCGACGAGCAATTGACTCCATGCGCCGAAAATCACAACGCTCGACGTAGCCGTGTCGCTCATCGTCAGGATGTTCGACGTTTGCACGGGATAACCCGCCAGGCTGTCGGGGGCCTCCATGATCTGCACGCTGTCGGTCGAACTGACCTTCGCCGTCGATCGCAGTTTCTTCACCGCGTCGGGTCCCATCGCCCAGCCCATCGAGCCAATGGCGGCATTTGCGCTCTGAATATCGGCGGGGAATTCCAGCACCTGCGCCCACGTCGGCGTCAGCGTCTCGGTGATGTGACCAGGCGCATTGACCACTCCGATCGGCGTGTTGCCGGAGCCGCTGCCGAAAAGTGCTTGATAATCGATGCTTTCGGCGATGACGGCAGTGAGATCGCGCCGCAGGATCTCCTCGATCGACGGGACCGCGTTGATCAACGTGCGCCGGCTATACGAGGTGACAGCGCCCACGGTCTTCGGGCTAAGCGTGACATCGTCGAAAGTCGGTTGCGTCTCGGTCAGCGGCTGATCTTCACCCACCCACTGCGCCGTGACTGATCCGGTCTGCCGCGGGATGTCCTGATCACCGACCAGATTGTCGAGCACCGTTGCGCCCAG